TCTTGTTGATCATTTTTTCAAGTTGTCTTTGTGCTGGTCTTGCAACCTGCTCCTTAAAGGTGCGATCCTGTGCAAGTGCTGCTGCAATAGAACCAGAATCGCCACCTCCAAGTTTAGACAATGGTACTTGGTGTGCCACTAGGATATCATCACGGTTTTGCTTACGATACTCTTTAAATGAGCCGTCCTGTATACCGTCTTCGATGGGCTCCATCTTGAATTCAACTTTGTTATTTTCGCTATCACCTGGAAGTGGAATATATAGCGTTCTGTGAGACTGCCCTCTGAGACTTGTTTGCAAGAATCTAAACATCTTATCTTCTGCATCTCCAGAAAGTTTCGCACCCTTCAATGTTACAACGTATCGTGGAACTGCCTTGTTTGCAAAATAGTCAATGTTGTACTGAGAAGCAAGAGAGTCTCCATGTAGTGAGTTAATAGCCGACATAATGTCTGGCACTCCGTAGAATGTGTTTAGAGGTGAGTACTGCTTAAAGTGAATAATCTCGTTTGGTCTAGCATCTGTGGTTAGTGGGTTTTGATTCTTTGCACCAAAGTTACGGAAGTAAACAATCTTGTTTCCAATGATTTGAACATAGCCGTCTTTTAGTCTTCTTACTCGCATTGTTGTTGCTGGTATATGTCCAACGTATCCAATTTCTCCACGAGTTGTTCTACCAATTTCTAGGTAACCATTTCCTGTTGACTGAAGATCTGTATAAACCTTTTCCATTGTGGCTGTAAAAGAATCGTCATCATTAAGGGACTCTAGCCAATCACGCATTTCAATCTTTGCTCTTTCAATTCTCTTTCGTGCTTTTTGTGTTGCACTGTTATCTTCTGATGCTTCAAGTCTCATCATTGTTCTTGGAGAAACCTTGAACTCATATCCAAGACCAACAATGTTTTCTACCTTGGCATCAATTGCTGCATGGTTTGCAAATGATGTGTCATAGTAGTTTGCCAATTCATAAAGGTTCCATGGCGGTGTAATAACATCAAACATTCCATAGCCGTTTACATAGACTAGTCCTGGGTTTATCTCTTTTGACTGTGCTCCATCAATACCGCTTTTTCCTGCAAGTGCTGCAGTTGTATACTGTGTTGTTGGCTCAACCATCTTAGTTGACATTCTGCTTGTACGTCTTTTAAAGTTGGAGTCTAAACCATCTAAAGTTTTTAATGTTTCCCAATTACCATTAAATGGATCCGATTTTACAAAAGTATCGTCTTTCTTTGCTGCTTCATCAATTCTTGCGCTAATCTCGTATTCGTTGTCTTGCATGACTACTCCTCGTCCCCATACTTAGCAATTGTATCTTTTGCTGCTTGCACTGCACCAAGGTCGTTAAGTGAAGGGATAAGACCCTCTTTCATTCTGTCAACTTGCTCAGAATACTCTTCTTCGGAAACTCTAGTTAGCCCTGGAACAAATACACAAGTGCCATCTCCTGGATCTCCATAGTACATTGCAGTCTTTTTTAGTTCTGCAATTCTAGAAATATCATTCTTATCTGACGGAATATTAAGAACTGAGCCATTGCCATCTGTAAACCACTTACCATTAGCCTTTTTATATACGTATAAACCCCAGTCGTAATTCTTTTCAATTACCTGTCTTCTAACATTTTTTACAATTGGTTGACCAGTTTTTGGGTCTATTAATGAATCCATATCCATAAGTATACCATATCATACTGGATCTTGTACGAACTGGTTCCAATTAACATCTGTGAACACCGTGTATGAGTATTCGCCAAAACTAACAGGGCGCTCATCATCGACTATAATCTTGTTTGTTCCAGTATAACTCTTATAAACATCTGATGGATTTACTCCATAATAACTTGTTTCTGACAAAACCAATACCTTATTCCAATTAAATGAACCAATATCCCAGAACTCCCAGTCAAGTTGAAAAGACCCAAGAACCTTTACTCTAAACCAAGGTCGCTCTGCTATATTTTGGACCTCTTGAAGATTTGTAGACTGATAATAAGAAATGCTATTGAACAATAGTGGCCCAGTCAACCTTACTGCCCCTTCAAAAAATGAGAAATTTAGGCTGCTAGAAAAGTTAATTCCAAGGAATCCCCATTCTTGCAATGTCAAAACAGGCTCTTTTACTATCTTACCGTTCCAATAAAATCCAACACCATTTTGTATTAGGCCTGTGTTTGCATCTATTGCATAAATCTTTGCTCTTCTACCAGAAGGATCGCTGGCAACCATGTAAAACTTTATGTAAGAGTCTTTGCTTTGTATCTCAAATATTTGCGTTGGCGCATATGGGAAATAGTCACCGTCAAACCTAACGGCCATTTGCATTGCAATAACTTTAAATCCTTCTGCTCTACTTTCATTTACAGGAATTGCAAGCCCTCTGTTTACTAGTGGGTCATACTTTCCCTTTAATTGAATACCGCTAGTTTTTGTTAAATAAAGATATGGAGATGATCCAGTATAAATTGCAAAAGGATTTTTCTTTTTAAAGTTATAATAAATTCCAGTTTTAGTATAAGGATACATAGATGCGCCGAATCTTGTGCCGATTGGACTTGCATCTGATTCATTTAATGCTTGTGATGCATAAGAAAGTTTTTTAATTGCAACATTATTTGTTTGTGAATTTTTTACATTCATTTCTATGTGTGTCACAATAGACAAATCATTAAAATCTACACCTGCTGGTGTATATATAATCATATTATCTACAACCTCATACTTTGTTGTCATCCAGTCTGATCCAGGAACAAGTATTCCATCTCTTGAAGGTCTTTCTGTTTTTGTAAAATAAAAGTATGTTTGGTTTGCACCTAACTCTGTGTATTGAAAAGTTACATATGTCTTTACAACTGCACCATCTGTATTATATCTGTAGTCTTTTGATATTTTATTTTTTAAATCTTCGTAGTCGTTATATCCAGTAAATAGATAATTATCTAAAGAGGTATAGGTTCTTTGAACTGGCACACCGTAGTCGTCTGCTAACTCTGCATATGTCCAACTTTCTGGCTTTGTCTCTATTGCAATTGTTTTTGATGGTATAGGATAGTCAACGTTAAATTGAATAAAATCAAGATCAAAATATTGATCACCTCGCTTATCGAGTACAGATTCAGCAAAATATGTTAAAGGAAGTTGATCTTCCCAGTATGCGCTTGCAGAAACCGTTAGACTGTATGTATTAAAAGTTGTTTCTGGCAAAACGGTGTAACTTGCAATATGGTCTAGTAAAGAGTCTTCATCAAGAACTATAACTCCTCCGCCAGAAATTGCTCCGTTGGCTGTGTCTGTTGTGCTTCCGTATGGTGGCATAGAGGTTGTATCTATTCCTCCATCTATATTAATTAATTGATTATTTTGATAAAAAGAAAAAAGATCTTCGTTCCAAACTGGAACTCCTATTTCATTAAACAAGGATCTAATTTTTTGAAAATTATGCGCTGTGCAAAAACCAACATTATAAATATTTCCAGTAAATGTTGATAAACCATTTTTATCTCCACCTACATACATTCTTAGATCTGATAAAGACCCAAAAAAATCTGATGCTGGATTCCCAAATCTTGAAACAAATGCTGGAATGTTTATTCCAACATCAATAATTTCTCCTGGCTCTGCTAATAGCGGAGAATATATTGTCTCTTCTGATCCACCGTAACTAATCTTATAAGATATTTGATTATTTAGCAACTGTATAAGAAGGTAACTATTTGTATTTTCTTTTTCAATTTTAAAAAGTGTTTGTGCTGATGCTGAATTTTGTGGTAGTTTAAAGCATCCATAAAAAGCAGAAACTGGGTTTTTCATAAAAGCAAAATTTTTAAAGAAAAGGTGCCCAGAAATAGAGTTCCAAGAGGGGTCTGGCCTAAATGAAAAAAAATCTCTTGCTTCAGATTGCTGAACTGCTTTGCATGCTAACAAAAGTTCTTTTTCTGTTCTTGAAGAAACAACTATCTCTGGAAGAGGATATGATTCAACGGAAAGAGATCTATTAGAGGTTGACACATTATCTGAAAACCCTTGATTCCATGAGCCTATTTTTGGATACGAATAGTTTGACGTGTAGTCTGCAAAAGAGTAATCAATAAAAACAGATGTACCGCTGTATGATGTGTTAATGTTTTCTGGAATGTCAACACCTTGACCAAATACGAACCTTCGTTTTGCAACTGATGACGAAACAATATATGGATATATACCAACACAGTCAATTTCTATTGGGTACACATCTTCATACGCATAGAAACCTATCCAGTCTTGGTCTTTACCATCGTTAAACATTTCTGGCAAAACAAGTCCTTCAGTTAAATAACTTAAAGATATAACTTCTTTTCCATTGATAAGCAAAGACGAAGTATTTTTTCCAACCCTTAAGTGAACAAGCATTGGCCTAGTCCACTCACCAACGTAGTATGTGCTATATTGTTCTCCTATTTTTAAACCCATAGACGGGCCATCAATATATATACCATCTTCGGAAGCAATTGGACCAACTACTCTTTTTCTATCGTTGCTATATGAATTGACTCTAAGCCAGGTTTCTAAAGTATATTCTCTAAACTTTCCAGCCTCGTTTAAAAATCCTACTCCAGGAATGATTAATGAAGGGCTTCCATCATTTGGATACATGGTAGTTAGACCAGAAGTTCCATAGACTATTGGTATTCCTGAATTTTTTGCCTTAAGCATGTTATCTGAAACTAAATAGTAGGCATCTAACTCTTGTAGACCGTAGCATTTAGCAATAACTCCCTTTTTAGGAGCAATAGATATGTTTGATGGTATGTCTATTGCTTCAACACCAAGAGATGAGGAGGCAAATTCTTCTGACCACTGACCAAGACTTAAACCATTTACCAAAAACACGTCTTCTGTTTCTGATCCACCCAAAAAGTTAATTTTAAAAACTAGTCTTATTTTTGTATCATCTGGAGGTGTATCAAATGTTTCTGATATAAAAATCCAATTGCTGTTTATTACAGTATCATAGTTTTTTAAATGCGTAATATCTTGACCGCTTGTGGTGTCTGTATATTGATACCCTATTTCAAAGCCAGCAACATATGCGCTTTCAGAATAAAAGTAACCGCCTACAGAAAAAGTTTTTAGATATTTATTAAAGTTTTTTATATCCATTATGTCGTTGCTAATTGCAACAATAGATGCAGACTCTGTTGCTGTTGGTGTGGCAGTTATTTTGCCCACATAACTTCCAATAAATGGCTCGTCTATTGAGTTAGGATGTGGTTCATGAGTACCGCCAACTATTGTCCAATTTGACAAATTTCTTTGAGATTCTGAAATCAAAGAAATATAGTCTGCTTTATCATCTAATGCCCATAGACCAGTCGGATGCTCAGCAAAGACTTTTTCTGCATATAGGTTTGATGGTGTTGTCATATATTCTCCTACCCCATTATACCAGTTACAAACCCATATCTTTATATATTATTGGAGACCTTTTGTCTTTTTCCATTGAGTGCCACATTGCCATAGTGTACCTTTTACCGCTAGTTATTTTTTTTACAGAGTGCGAATATTCTGTTCCACCAGACGGGAATGTTACGATGTCACCTGCTTTTGGCTTGTATAGAAAATCTTGATTTGGGAAGTATAACTCTCCACCAGAGTAGTTGTCATTTAGATACAAAACAGAACTAAACTGAACAAACTCATAACCAGAATGGGAGTCTATATGCTTTCCAGCGTAAGACCCTTCTTTCCATAAAGACAGAACAGCACTTACCGTATAAAGTTCTGGTATAAAACCATTATTATTCCTGTTTAGTTTGTTCACAATTTCAGAATACTTAGATAGCAAAGACACAACATTCTTGTCTTCGGGAGCAACCAAGACATATGGATTATCCTCAAAAGGAACAAGTTGGCCTTTATCATAAAAAGAATTAATAAGGCTTATTCCAAGATCACAATCCTTTTTTGAAACCTTTGGGTTGTTAATAACTATTCTATGTGAAATTATATTATCCTGTCTTTATTTCGCAGTAGTCTGTTGTGCAGTATGATTCACCTTGAGCCTCAAGATTATCTACACCGTCGTAAATTGCACCGAAGTCAATGTGCTTCAACTTGCCAATATATGACTCATATTCTTCTTCAGTAATTTGAGTATATGGCTGCTGAGGATAAACGGTGTTTCCCATTGGAAGGAATGATACTGCCTTTAATTGTCCCTCGTACATATGTAGCGCTGGAACAACATGCTTTGATTCTGTTTCCTTATCAAATGAAAGAGTTACAGAAACACCATTATCAGACCAGTACTTCTGAGCAGTTGCAGCAAGTGCAATCTTTTCAAATAGTGTTACATCTTTTTCAGATCTTGGATGACCTGACTTGATTGGGAAGTAAACGACTGATGTGTTTGCTGACACTACGTCATCTTCGATTGTGTACCCCGCTGCCTTAAACAGGTGCATCATTGGATCTGTATTTCCAAATCTAACTGCACGAAGGAAGAAGTTTCCTCCAGGTCCCCAGTGAACCCCAGGAGTTGCACCAGAAAGAATTGAAACTGATCCTGATGGCTTAACTGTTGTTACACGAATTGATTCACGAACACAAAGCCATTCTGAATACTGATGATCGTAATGACGAATCTTGTTGTATCCTTCATCCATCCACTCACGAACAATTGGCAAACCCTTTTGATCTGCAAAGGATGCAATACCTGTTAGTGATGTACCAATACGACGGTTGCGTTGCATAATACCGTTTGTTTGTGGCCAGTGTGTTGGAA